CACTATCGATTGTATATACAAATATATTAGATAAAATATGCGATATGTAATTCTTTTTTTAACAAAATTTTGTGCATCGACGAAATATATACTTATATAATTAACTTAATAATTTAGTAATATTAAATTGGCATATAATATAATATGATTATGTACCTATGACCATGGAAAATAAAATAGACATCAGCCCACTAATATATGTGATAATAATGGTTGTTGTATTTACAACAGCACTTTAAAGGCTTCCGGTGAATTGCTTGGATACCCGAGATAGCTTTCGTATATTTACGGGGTAAATAAGGCAATAAAGCCGGAAAACAAAACCAAAATAAAAGTTATGTTAAATTTAAATTCAAACAAATTCCTAAGTAAAAAACAAATTAATGATGTAGCACCTTCAGTGTTTACAAATCATCCATCTTCAGATGTTACCGAAAAATATACATTTATTCCTACAGAAAAAGTTATAGATGATATGGAAATGTTAGGTTGGAAACCAGTAGACGCAAAAGAAGTTAAAGCTCGTAAAAAAGAAACAATAGGTTACCAAAAACATTTAATAGTATTTAGAAATAATGATGTTGTTATTAATGGTGAAGATGGAGATACAGTTTTTCCTCAAATCCTTTTAACAAATTCTCATGATGGAAAAAATTCATTTCAATTTACAGCAGGATTATTTAGAATGATTTGTGAAAATGGATTAGTTATAGCAGACACAGAATTTGAAGATGTTAAAATGCGTCATATGGGTTATACATTTGATGATTTACAATCAATGATTAAAGATATGGTTGAAAAATTACCATTAACAGTTGAGTCTATGAATAGAATGAAAAATGTTGAATTAGAAGAAGAAAGAGTTTTAGATTTAGCAAAATCATTACTTGATATTAGAGTTGAAGGAACAGATAATACATATGATCCTTCAGCAATAGAAGAAGTTTTAGAAGTACAACGTAAAAAAGACGAAGGTTTAGGATTATGGGAAGTATTTAATAGAGTTCAAGAAAACATAATTGAAGGAAATTTCCATTACAAAACTAAATCAGGTAAAGTTAGGCAAGCTCGTATAGTTAAGAATTTTAAACAAGATCTACAATTAAATAGAGAAATGTTTAGTAAAGCTATGGAATATGCAGCATAAAGACAATATTTGGGTTAATGGATGTTTTGATGTGCTCCACATGGGGCATATCAAACTCTTTAGAAGAGCACGTCAAATGGGAATGCGAGTAATAGTTGGGATAGATACGGATGAGAGAATCAGGCAAGCGAAAGGGGAGAATCGACCGGTGAACGACTTACATAATCGAATAGACTTTTTAAGATCTATCAAATACATTGACATGATACATTCATTTGGCACGGATGAAGAACTTTCTAATATAATTAAAGATTACTCACCAAGATATATGTTAATTGGTGATGATTATAAAGATAAAGAGATAATAGGGAGTGAGTGGGTTAAAGAAATAATATATGTACCTCGCTATCAAGGATTGAGTTCTTCAAGCATTATAAATGGAACCTACAAAACGCCATATTTATAACAAAATTCCAGCATGGCAAATTACTCAGTAACACAAATGACGGCAGGCGTCCTTGGGGAAGTATTAACGGGTGGAACGGCTTATACGTTTACAATCGCGACGCCAGCATATACATCACAAAGCGTTTATTTTGGTTCGGCAACTTTAATGACTGACTCATCAACTATTACTAATTCAAACCTTCAAGGCTCATCAACAAACGCAAAAGTAGGTGCATTAAAAGGTGGAATTATTCCACTTTCTAATACGGTTAGTTCTATAACTGGTGGTCCCCATACATTTGTATTTGATGTAGTTGGAGATCAACAAGGAAGTGGAGCTCAAATAACTCTTACATCTACTGGAGGAACTATAACACGAGCTAATGTTACTAGAGGTGGACAAAACTTTACTAGTGGTGATGGTATTACAATTAGTCAAAATGATTTACAAGCTGCTGGGTTTAGTAATGCTGATGCTTCTCAACAACTTGATTTATTTCCTAATCATATTGAGGGTAATTATATTTCCTCTGATTTTTCTGGAACTTATGCTAATTTTAATACTGATGTAAGTCAATCTAATTTCGTTTCTTCTTCATGTGGATTTGCGTTTAATATAAAACAAGAAGTTGGTTCTGGAGCTGGTACTTTTGATTTTACTCCTACAACTACAATACCTGCTAGTAGCTATTTAATTAAATCAACGGGGCATATTACATTAAACATAACACCTGCATAATGATAACATTTGATATCTGTAATATATACGTATGTAAGTATTAATATATGTAGAAGGGAAACCTTTTGAGAGAGGCTTGGCTCCCTGAATTATCTTTCGTATATTACACATATAAACAAAAATTAAGGTTACATGCAAAAAATCACTATTAAACAATCTAATCAATATTTTCCTTCTAAAGGTGTAGAAAATGCCTCGTATTTTACTTTAAGCCCTTCTTCTAGAGGAGAAGGATGGGAAGATGTTAAATATTTTACAAGTCGTAAAAAACTTTCATATACTAATCGGGATGGAGATCATGATTCTTGGGTATATGTTTTATCTAACCCTTCACAACCCGGAATACTTAAAATTGGATATACTAATAGTACTCCCGAAGAAAGAGCAAGACAATTATCTAATGCAACCGGTGTTGCTTTACCCTATGAAGTTGAATTTGCTTATAGTTGTTGGAATGGGTTAGAACTTGAGAAAGATATTCATGAAAGATTAAATGAATACAGACTAACTAAACAACGTGAATTTTTTCAAGTTGATTTAGAGGAAGTTAAGGAAATAATTGAAGAAATAGGAAAGAATTATGCGTAAATATTTGGCTCCCCAGGAGACCTTTCGTATATTTATGGCATATTAATAATTTAAAAATTAAGGTTATATGACAGAATTGCAAAATTTTATAGATGAAATGAGGGGTACTAGTAGTGCTACCGATAAAGTCGCGATTATAGCGCGTAGTTCCGCGTTTATACATAAAGTATTAGAATATACTTATAATCCATTTAAACAATACTATACTACAAGTAAAACGTGTAAGAAAAATAGTGATAAATGTTACTATGATAGTAATGATTTATATCCATTTGAATTATTAGATTCATTATCAGATAGAAAATTCACAGGTCATGAAGCAATTGCATTAGTTAATGGTTGGGTTGAAAATACTGAATGTGGTGAGTTATTATATAGAATTATTGATAAAAATTTAGACATTAGAGCTGGTGATAAGGTAATTAATAAAGCAATACCCGATTTAATCCCTACTTTCTCAGTAGCTCTAGCACAAGAATATAAGGGTAAATGTAATTGGAATGATAGTTGGTATGCTTCTAGAAAATTAGATGGTGTTCGTTGTTTAGCTGTTGTTGATTTTGAAGGTAAATGTACACTTTATTCTAGAATGGGTAAAGAATTAACTACATTAAATAAAGTAAAAGAAGCTATTGAAGCAACAAATATTATTAATACTGTATTTGATGGAGAAATTTGTTTAGTAGATGAAAATGGTGATGAAGATTTTCAAGGTGTAATGAAACAATTAAGACGTAAAGATCATCAAATAGAAAATCCTGTATTTATGATATTTGATATGATCCATAAGCCAGATTTTGATAAACAAAAAGGTGATTTGGTTTTAAGTGAAAGATTACGTACATTAAGGGGTTGGTTTAATAGTAGAAATATTATTGATAGTACATTACGCTATTGTCAACAGTATGAGATAACTGATGATGAACATTTTGAAACTTGGAGTAAAATATCTAGTGATAATAAGTGGGAAGGATTTATGATACGTAAAGATGTTGGTTATGAAGGTAAACGTAGTAAAAATTTACAAAAAGTAAAGAAATTCTTCGATGATGAGTATGAGGTTATAGATTATGATGTTGATAATCATGAAGTAGTTAGAGATGGCAAATCAGAAACACTTAAAATGTTATCACAAGTATGGATTGAACATAAAGGTCATAGAGTAAAAGTTGGAAGTGGTTGGACTCAAGAACAACGATTACAATATATGGATGGTTCAATTGTAGGAAAAATAATTACAGTACAATATTTTGAGGAAACCAAAAATGATAAAGGTGGCATATCATTAAGATTCCCAACAGTTAAAATAGTACATGGGGATAAAAGAGAAGTATAATTATAATAAATTTTAAAAATGGCAGTAATAAAAAAACCAAGTAAGAAAAAAGAATATAAAGAAAATAATGATACCTTAGTTACATTTGGAGAAGAAGCTTACACAATGCGTAAGGATGATCCACGTACAGAAGAGGCTATAAAAAAATCTAAAGAATTAAAAGAAGCTAAAATGAGAGAATTAATTAAAAACGGTGCTTCTATTTTTGAAGGATTAAATATGAGTGATAAGAGAGGTGAAGATGAAACTTATGAAGAGTATAAGAATAGAAGAACTACCAATAATAATTTAAAGAAAATTTATAAAAAATTAGGACCTGAAGAATGTAGAAGACAATTTCCTATGGGGTTTAATTATGCTCTCCAACAAGCAGTTATAGCTAATCATGAAAAAGCAACTAAAATACAAGAAAAAAACCAATAAAATATGACAAAAGAAAATTCACAACCTATTACTATGGAAGAAATGAACCAATTACATGATGAATGGTGGGCAAGTTTATCAAATGAAGAAAAAGAAAAACTATATAATGAAATGGTTGAATCAGAAATTCAATATTATAACGATAAAGCAGACCAATAATAAAACGGGGGATTAGCTCAGCTGGCTAGAGCGCTTGCCTTGCACGCAAGAGGTCATCGGTTCGACTCCGATATTCTCCACAAGTATTAACCTAAATATATAAGAAATGAATATTAAGAATATGTATAATAAGATGATTGATATGACTAATATATTTGGGTTGTTTGTACCAGGTGAAGAACTGGATGGTACTAAAACCGCTACTAACTTAGATGAATTAAAAACAAAACCTATATTCCATGTAGGAATGTATAAAAAATTAATTCTAAATCATCTAAATTTTAACACTAAAGTCCTTAATTTCTTTAAACAATCTAATCAAGAATTTAATATAGATGATATTAGAGAAGCTGGAGAATACGTTGTATTTAATAGGGCTTGGTCTTACATATCTAACGTAGATATTAAAAATAAGGGTTATATCGACGCACTTAAACATTATTCTGACGATGAATTTTATTCAACACTTGATATGGGAATAGAATTTTTTCAACAAGATGAATTATATGAAAGGTGTGCGTTTTTACTCAAAATAAAGAAAAAATCATTAAAACTTAAAAAATAGTTTGGAACCCCAAAGTACTTTTATTAAATTCGATATACAGGGATTTAAAGAAATGAGAGAATAAGGGATATAGAGATAAAGGGGTACAAAGGTACCCATAACATTAACATAAATAAATATAATATGGCATTACGCAACCCAGAAACAATTGTCCGTCTAACAAACAAGATACAGGGCAATCTAACTAATCTAAAACTAATTGTAAAATCACAACAACCAGTTGAAGATTTTATTAAAAAAGTAGAAGAAACAGAAAATGTTCTTAGAGATTTAGAATCTCAATTAGAAAGAGAACATGCACAATTAAGAAACGGATAAAATAAAATAATAGTTATGAGCATACCAGCAGAACAAATATCATCGAATTGGCAAGTATTTCATTCTAATATAGTAAAATATATTAAGGGTGATAGGCAAACACAATTATTATCATTCTATACCCAACACCAGGAAGAATTAGTACTTATGCCTGCTTCGCATAAAACAGCGTATCATAATGCATTCCCAGGTGGATACATTGATCATGTTAATCGTGTTGTAGAATGCGCTTTACAACTACATAATGTGTGGGAAAAGATGGGAGCCGATACTACCACATACACTATAGAAGAATTAGTATTTGCTGCTATTAATCATGATTTAGGAAAAATGGGTGATGGGGTTGAGTATTCACATATACCTTCTAAAGATGAATGGAGAAAGAAAAATATGGGTGAAATGTATCAATTTAATAAAAAAATTGCATATATGTCAGTCCCAGATAGATCATTATTTTTATTATCCCAAGCAGATATTAAACTAACATATAATGAACATTTAGCTATTAAGTTACATGATGGTTTATATGACCCAGCTAATGAATCATATTTTAAAAGCTATATGGTTGAAACAAAACCACGAACTTCTTTAATTTATATAATACACCACGCAGATATGATGGCAGCTAGAATTGAATTTGAAAAAGAGTGGCTTCCTGCATTAAAGAATGGATTGGATAAGCCAAAAAATAATTATACATTGAAGTCAAATAAAAAAACAAGTATTAAGTCTAAAGCCTTAAATACTATAAAAAGTGAAGGACTTAAAAATTTATTTGATAAATTATGATAACAACAATAGTAATACTTTCAATAATAGTCGTGGTTTTAGGATTTACGACTATTAATCTATTACGTAAGAATGAAAAACAAGAAGATATTCTATTAGGGTATCTTAAATATTTAGATAATATATCTAGAGTAATCGAGGTTTCGGATGAAAAACTCAAAAAAGTAGACATTAAGGGTTCATTTGAAGGAGACGATGAAATAGGATATTTCTTTAAAACAATTAAACAAATCCAAGAAATTCTTAATGATTTTAACATTAAAAAAATCTAAGAATAAATGGATCATATAATAGAG